CTCAACATGTTGAAATACTAGAAAGCACTTATAATTATACAGTAGAATATGAATCTGCTCTTATAACTAGTAAGGTATAAGATGGTAATTATGGTTTGACTTATCAAAGACTAATACCTGTTTTAATAAACGCAGTCAAAGAACTTTCTGCAGAAATTAAAGTTCTAAAAGGAGAATAATATGTCACATGCAAGTGATGCTACTAAAGCATGGGTATCAGCAATCCCTAAAAAAAATGCTGACGGGAATGTAATCGAATGGTCGGTACAATATAAGTACACCAAAGGTTCACATCCACACACATTCAGTGGTAATGTTAAAATAGACAGCCCATCAAAAGCACCTGGTAGTTATACCAAAGCTGAGATACTTGGATTATTTGACGTAGCTCATTGGGATGATATGTACAATAAAAAGTACACAGTATGGACAGCTGACGCTGTAGTTGAAACTACTGATAGTAGTTTTGATGTATCAACTCTAGCAGACAGCTAATGTCTGGGGAGCAATCCAACAAGGAGATGATTATAGAACTCCGTGGTGAAATCAAACTAATTCATCAAAAAATTGATACTCTTACAAATAACCACATGTATCATTTTTCCTTGGACCTATCTCGAATTACAAAATTTTTGATAACTGTATCTACTATATTATTTAGTGGATTGATAACCCTACTGTATCGATCATTTATGTAAATGGCATTGTCCAACACCCGTGGCTTAGTTGCTGAAGCTCTAGCTTTGGCTCACTTAGCCAACGATCCTAACATCTTATGCTTCACAGCTGCTGGTGGTTTAGGACCGATAGATATAATTACCTTTAACAAAACTACTGGAGAGAGAAGATACTTTGATGTGAAGTATCAATCTCAACGCAAGAACCACAAACCAACACACAACCCAAACATTAACCGTTGCTTGTCTAAAGCACAACTGGAGCTACCAGTAATGGTAGAAATTTTATATGTCGATGTCGATAACAAACAAATCACAATTCAACGAGATGCAAGATCAGTGGAGTAATTTTTCTTACGAAGAACTTGCTTGCCAACACACTGGCACAATGAACTTATCAGAAGATTTTTTGATAGCTCTGCAAGAGCTAAGAGATGCTTACGGTAAACCGATGAAGATTACATCAGGCTATCGATCACCTAAGCATCCTATAGAAGCTAAGAAGTCCAGTCCAGGTTATCATTCTAAGGGAGCTATCGATGTTGCCGTGAGTGGTGAAGATGCAGTTCAGCTATTAACAGTGGCATTAAATCTAGGCTGGACGGGTATCGGTATTAACGTGCCATCATTCATACATCTTGATCGTAGATCAGATCCAACCATTTGGAAATATTAATTTTTTAATGATCTTTAAAAAAATTTCAAATTCAACATTGTATAATGTTGATTGTTTAAACTATATTAAAACTTTAGAAGATCAATGTGTTGATCTAGTTATAAGCAGCCCACCTTATAATATAGGGATGTCATATAATACATACAATGACAATCAAGATAATTACATTGCATGGCAAACTAAAATTTGGAACGAGTGTTGTAGAATTTTAAAACCAAGTGGACATTTATTTATAAACTTAGGTGTTTCAAAAACAAATCCATTTGATGCCTATAAAATTGCTGAAAATATTAATTGGGTTTTACAAAACAATATTGTTTGGGCAAAAAGTTTAGAGATAGATGGTTTTGCTAGAGGATATTCAACACCAACTTCTTCAAAAAGATATTTAAGAAATGGTTTTGAACATATATTTCACTTTACTAAAGACGGTAATACAGAAATAGATTTAGAGTGGAGTGGTATTCCATATAATACTGAATACAATAATGCTGAAAGAAATTTTAAAAGGTCAGGTAAGAGATGGAGACCTACTACTAACTGTTGGCATTTAACTTATGAAAGTAAGGCAACCAAGAAAATAACAAAAGAATTGACTGGTGATAAAAAACATCCAGCAATTTATCCAATTAAATTAGTTGAAAAGTGTATCAAAGTAAGTGGTTTAAAAAATGGTGTAGTGTTTGATCCATTTTTAGGAACTGGCACTACTAGTATAGTAGCTGAGTCTATGGGATTAAATTCTATAGGCTGTGAAATAGACAAAGATTATTTTGATTTTGCTTGTGAACGATTAGAAAGAATAAATTAATATGTGGTTACAACTATTGCCAACCGTTTTAAAAACTGGAGCTGCTATTTTTGCTAACAAACAAAAAGCTAAGATACTAATGTCTGATGCAGAGTTACTACATGCACAGAAAATGGCATCAGGTGAAGTAGAGTATCAAGCCCAAGTACGACAATCTAACGACAAGGGTTGGAAAGATGAATTTGTTTTAATTCTAGTATCTGCACCTGTGTTATTATTAATATGGTCGGTGTTTTCGAATGATCCAAATATAACTCAAAAAGTTGATGTCTTTTTCGACAAGTTTTCTAATTTGCCCTTTTGGTATCAATCATTGTTTATTGGTGTAGTAGCTAGTATCTATGGTTTGAAAGGTGCAGATATATTTAAGAAAAAATAATGAGTGAAACAATAGAGATACAAGGCAATGAAAGAATTGCTTTTGATAACGGTAAAGTAGAAGTTGATACAGGATCAAACACATTAGACTTTGTATTAATACTTGCTTTGATTATGTCCATATATGCGGGCAAAAAATTAATAGATAAATGGATTAAGTAATGTATTGGGTAATAACAATAATGCTAATGTTTCATGGTTCAGAGGTACTAGTGGAACGAGAGTATCAAGCAAAGCAATTTCAAGATGATTGGAGTTGCCATGAGTTTATACATGAAAACAAGATGCTGCTTATAGAGCAACACATAGAGGACTATGGTGATTCTCTAAAATCATTTGAGTTGTTTTGTGAGAATAGATACGGAGTAGAAGTATGAAAGTATCAGAAAACACACAAATCTCTTTACCAGCAAGAAACCTTATAGCTATCTTAGCAGCTGTAGCTGTTGGCACTATGAGTTATTTTGAAATTACATCTAGACTAACCAGTATAGAAACTAAATTACAATTAATAGATAAAGACCTAGAAGCTGCAAATAATTTTATTGAGGGTGTTCCCATGGGCAATATGACCAGTCCACAATTACAAGAATTATACATGCTCGTTGAATTTATATCAAAAAATCAAGACAAGCTAAAAGAGCAAATGGAACAAGAAATACCCATGATACAGAAAAACGATATGACAATTCAATTTCACGAAGAACGATTAATTAGCTTGGAAGAAAAACAAAATGGGAATCATTGAAACAGTTATTATACTATCCCTTTATGTATATGACGGTGGTAATAAAAATATTGAAGGTTGGTATCACCAGGACAACCTTAGCACATGCCTAGCTGCTAAAAGAACAGCTGAACGCAACTCAGGCAATCAAGTACAATATACTTGCACGTTAGAACAATGTGAAATGACTACCGATCAAACTGGTGTTAAGCACTGTGATAAAATCTTAGATAACTAGTCGTATGCGTAAAATAAAAGATGCTCTGCTTGGCACATGTGCTGAGTGTGAGAAAGAGATCTGGCGTAACGATAAAGGCTGGGTTATAGAAGAATACGATGGCATCTACAAACGCTATCTATGCCATGATGCTCGGCAAGAAACTACATGCTTTACCGAGCATATTCGTTGTGACGATATTATCTACTCTTAGCACTATCTACATTACGAATTATATTACCTAATACAGGTATAAGTTTTTTATAATCTGCATCATCACAATTTTTGTAATGTTCTATTTTCATTCGGCAACCTTCTTTAATAAGTTGCAATTCAAAGTTACTAATTTTTAACTGTTTTAATTTATTCATATTATTCTCCATAATTAAGATTTAAAATATAAGAAAAAAACTCTTATAACCAATAGACGTTTGCCGAAGCAAAAAGTAACTATGTTTTTTAAAATATTTTTTTCTCATACACACTAGTTGCCAGACACCTCTTTTTATTCAGGTGTTTTTTAAAATAAATATGAAAGTGTGACATTTATGCAACGAGGTCCAGATCAGAATCGAACTGATGTAAATGGATTTGCAATCCATCGGATAACCATTCTCCCACTGGACCATAGTAGTACCTCTAAAGTACTTCTTATACATTCCCACTTTGGCACTTTCAATAATAATCGAGGTACTACTTTAGTACTAGTTGAGGTACTTCTTATTAGTATTTGAGTTGTAGCAACGAATCAAAAAGGACTGCAAATCTACAGACATCCTTAAAAAGTAGCAAATTTTAATATCCTACCCAAAATAAATTTCCCTAAAAAACCCCATAAATACTAACGAAAAATACACCAAAGGTACTGTACCAGGTACTAGTATTGACACATTCCCACTTAGGTATTACGTTAAGGACTGTAGCAATTAAGCTACATTTTAACAAAGGAATAATACAATGATTGAAGCTCAAAAAATACACAAGGCTGGTGTCTTATACTATCGTGTAAGAGATCCAAGAACTAACAAAACCCAATCGTGGTCAACTGTCAAACATGGTACAGGATTAGCTAAACTATTATCTACGCAAGCTGCCAATGACATTAACAAAAACATTGACCAGGCAGTTATAGAAACTGAAAGCCCTACTGTTGGTAAATCAATACAAGATCTGATTGCTAGTCGTGAAGGTAAGGTAGAAGATTCAACTTACCGACAGATGAAGATAGTCTTAGCTCGATGGGAAAAAACTAAGCTGTGGAATATGAAAATCAAACAAGTCAATGTGGTTGACATGGAAGCTGCTGAGAAAGAACTAAAAGCATTTAACTATAGTGATGATGCTATTGATCGGTCAGTTACCAGGTTAAAAGAAGCAGCTAAGAAATCTGAAAAGACACATAACTTTAAGAACAGGATTGCTTTGTATGAGTTTGAGAAAAGCATAGAAACAAAACACCGTGTGATTGAACGACCAATACCAGATCAAGCTGATGTTAAACTATTGCTTAACCAGGCTGATGGCTACTTAGCTATGTATATACTTATTGCTATAACTACTGGACTTAGACCATCAGAGATCCGTGGTTTGAAATGGGAAAATGTTAAGTATTCATTAAATCAAATCTGGGTTAGATCTAAAGCTGATGAAAACAATGTAGTAAGCAATCGTCTAAAAAACAAGAATGCTATACGAGAAGTGCCGCTAGTGCCACAGCTAGCTGATGCATTGTTTGCCTGGCAAGAAGCTAACAAAGGCAAGCACAATCCTAAAGACTTAGTTTTACATACAAGATTATGTAACCCACTTCCACACAATCAAATATCTCAAAGTTTAGATAAGTTAAAAACTAAACTAGGTATTACAGGCTGGGTTGGTTTGCATTCGTTTAGACACTTCTATGCTAGTATGTTGTTGAAACGACAAGTGCAGCTAGGCTTAGACTTTAAACAAATACCTACTATCTTAGGACACAAAGACTTTGGCTTTACTGCTTCTGTTTACGGACACTCACTTGATACTGTTGAGGATAAGCAGCAGATCTCACAAAGTTTGGCTGCTGCTTTTTCACAGCAGATTTCACTCTAATTTGGCTGTTTTGAGGGTATGCTGTAGTATCAGCTGCCCTCTTTTCGTTAATCCTCGTGGCTCTCAGAGCTTCTTTTTTTGAGCAAGTTTGGCAAAATACACGTTCTATACCTCGATAGTCGTATTCCCAGGTAAATTTTCTATGACGTTTAAATGGATTAAATCTATGGTGACACAAGTCACATTGCAGATGGACCTTTAGGTTCTCCACTTACTTTTCTAAATATGGATCTTCAAATAATCGATCAATGATTGCACCACGGATTGTTGTTGGCGTGCCGTCTACTCTACGTAGTACACTTGATCTCATTTTAGCCAATGCATCACCAGGATCAGCATAGCATTGTAATCTAAAGGTCAGATCATCTGACAGTTCTTTCAGCATCTCGTGCATGTCAGTGCCATACTTTAATTTAGGAAATAGTTTTACTACTCGTAGATCCCATTTATCATCGTACTGTGCGTTTAAATAACAGCTGATGTTGTTATAAATAAACTTAATGGTAATACCTTTACGTCTATTGTCAGTTATCTCAAACATATCTGGTTCACTATTGCTCATTGATGACTACCGATCTTGAGTGGTTAGGTAGATACGTTATGTACTTACGTTTTTCTAATTGCCTGATGACGTTATGCACCTGGCTACGAGCCTTCCAATTCATGTGCAAAGCTATTTCTTCATAGCTTGGTGAATAGCTATTGTTAGCTATAAACTTCTTAATAAATTCTAAAACTTTAACTTGGTTTGGTGTCATTTTATTGGTTGTACCTTTTGCTTCTTCTCTTGATCTTCGAGCTTTTGTAAAATCTCTCCCATCAATGAGTAGTTAATAATGTCTAGCCAGTTATCTTTTATGTATGTGTGTCCTGACCTACTTAGTTTTTCTAATATAATTAGTTTGCAGATGGTTGAGCCTACGACCTTGATACCAAGTAAAGCTGCGTACAGAGCTGCGGTCTTTTTAAATCTTGGTACAAAATCACCATACTGATTGTGCCGTTGTTTAAATATTTTTTCTGCTTCTTTTAATATTTCCATTGTTTCTTTCTTGCCTAACCCACACTGAGAATCGTTAATGGGGGGAGTGTGAGTTAGACTATCCTTGATCAATTAAAAAGGAATCTTGTCATCTAGTTCTTCTAGATCATTTTTTTGATAACCACCTGATGGTGCTGTTGACTCAATTTTTGCCTGTATTGATACAGACAAGTGTGTGTTGCCACTTTTATCTTCTTGTTTCCAGGCAGAAGCTCTAAAGTTTTGATCTCCATTCACCGTTGCTGGTCCTGTATAGGCTGGTGGATTAGATTTATATTTAGCTGGATCTGCTGGGTACAACTTAATTGTTGCTACTTTTTCATTTGCCATTTGCTATTTTTCCTTCTGACAGTTGTTTGGTTTTTAAGTCATAAACCTCGTGAACTTTATGAAAGATCTCAGGGTTCTTAGTTTCCATGGATTTTACCCACTTAGATTGCTGCGTTATAACTGCCTTTAATTTAGCAACCTGACTAGCACCACTCATTAACTTAATAAGTTCTGCTTGCCGTTCTTCATCCGATATGGATAAATCTTCAGGTACATCTTCACCAGCGTAGATGTAATGACCTAACCCAAACATAGCCATGGCTTTGACCAGGCATCTCATTTTGGTGTTAGATATTTGTGTAGCTGTTGGATTAACTACTGCTTGGTTCTTATGGTCCATGACAGCTAGCCACATCGTATGAGTAGTATTGTTGACGGTCATCTCACAAGACACAGCAGCTGTGCCATTCTTGTAATACAAGACATCGTAACCTTCCCACTCTTTAAATTTATAAGTTGCATCAGGGTAGTTTTGCATCATCATACCCCATGCCCATGCCCAAGACAGGTAAGTCAAGTTACCTTTTTTCTCGGTGTGTTCGTTGCAATCAATCTTACTAAGATTATCCCATACGATTTCTTTTTTCTTGGTAGTCATACTATCCTTCCATTGCTTTGTTAAAATCAATCTTTGCTTGTTCTACAAATTCATCACCAATATCCCAATAGAATGGATGCTCCCAATCAGGGCTTACCAAACTTAATAGTTTATTGATGTTGCCATCTGCTTGTATGAGTAAGTTCTCACGCAGTTTAGCTTTAGACTTATAGAACTTGAGGTGATCTTTCATGGCAGCTTCAGTCAGTAAGTCTGAGTTGCTAGGATCAAATATCGTATATTCGTTTTCATTGGCATACACCAGGAATGGTTTTTTGCCTGTTGCTGCCCAATACAATGCAATTTGTCGAGCTGCATCTATCTTTGGTTCTTTAATAGATTGCGTACTAAAACCGTAAGTGCCATCCTTTTTAAGTTTGCCACGCCTTGGTGGTAAAGTCTTTATCTCTACTACACAGGTATCGTTTTCTAGGTCAGTTCGACCTAACAGGTCAATCTCTGTGCCGACATTGTAATACCGATTAGCTTCTGACTCGACTACACCTTGTAGTGCCAGGCTTTTAATACCTTTATGTAATTGGTGAGCCATCTTGTGAGCAATCGTTTTATGGAATGCATGTTGAGCTTCTTCTTTGTCATCAAACATAGGCTCGTAAGCAGCTAAATCTTCATCAACAACTCGTAAGTAATCTTTAAAAGTTATTTTAGTGTTTTCTATTTTTTCTGAATTGTAAGTCCAGATGATGTCAGCATACATTAAAGCTATTGCACCACCGACTGCTACACCAAGTCTTGGCTTGGCAGTAAATTTAAATTTGCGTCTATCTTCTTGACTGCAACAAAAGTATTTCCATGCCCAATTACCTTCTGGCAAGTTCAGCTGTGATGCTGAGTGATGATCGAAGTTCCATGTGCCAAATAATTCTGCATTTGGTGAGTCAATTAATTGTTTAAAGTCTGTACTAATTTGTGCGTTCATTTTTCTATCTTTGTTGATATAAAAAATAAACAAAAAAGCTACTTTGTAAATAAAAAAAAACCCATTTCGTGAAAAAAATATAACTACTAAATATTAGTTCTTTTATATGTATAGAACATACATAGAAAATAGTTGAGAATCGGTGAGTTTATCTGTTGTCTGTTGGTGACAATAAAGCTCTGCCTTTTTGCATAGTCAGAATTTTTTTAGTTGCTAAAGTCATCATGGCTTTAGTTTCACAATTATAAAACCGAATCATTTTACCTTGTGGGTCAGCATAACCATCAGCATGACCAATTAGTTGACTACCGTCTTTTAAGGTAAACAATGTCCAAGCATTAACTTGTTTTTTGTCATCAAACGGTATGGCTTTCTTAGTAATGACATAACAGTATTCGTCATACTCAAAACCTTTATTGCAAATTGCATAAAATACTGAGTTATTGTGCCATTCTTTAGGACATTTTATCATCCAAGTTTGTTTTAATTTGCGTACATAAAGTGCATCTATGCACGCAGTAGCTGGTACAAAACGATCAGCTGGCGTTTCATAAAAGCTACGCCAATCTAAATCATACGCCAAAGCAATTTCTTTAGCCTTAACAACTGACAAAGCTCGATGTCCATTTACAACTTTGCTAAAGGCTTCACGACTGTAGCCAAGTTTTTGACACAAGTCTGTTTGTGATATTTGATAACGGTGTAGCACATTTTTGACAATCATATTGCCATCAAATGGTGTGCCAGTATCTGTATTCATAGTTATTATGTATCCCTAATGGAAAAACTATCATGTTTACGAAATGTAGTAAACCGTTCTATTTACAGACAGTAAAAGCTACACTAGCGTTGATTCTATTATGCTTTTAGAGGATTATCGGACACTAAATAACATGAGCTATAAGGAGTTAGCTACCTTTTTAGGCTTAAAATCACCCACTTCGGCTATGCGTTATTGTATTGGTACACGCTATCCCAAGCTCAACATACTGATTCGAATCCAAGATAAAACTAAACAGGCAGTGACTGCTAATGACTTTGTTGCCAAGTACAGGGAGCTGCATGAGCAAGAAGTTCAACCTTAATCAATTTAGATTGGTCAAAGTTAAATGGCATGATCCATGTGACTTTGAAACAGGTTGGAATGATCTGAAGAAGGTCCAGGCTGCAAAGACTGAACCAGTGGTGTCAGTTGGTTGGTTAATTACTGATGAAGCTGACCGCATAGTTTTAAGTGCTGACTTTTGCAGTGATGGCACAACAGGCAGAGCCATAGCTATCACTAGAGCATGCTGTGAAAACATAACCACATTAGAAGTAGGTAAGGACTAATGCCATTAAATCCAGAGGATGAGTATGGTTGGTAATGTGACAAATCTGCCTAACAAAAAATATGACATAATTTATGCAGATCCACCATGGCATTATCAAACATGGTCTGAAGGCAGTAAAAGAAATGTTACCTCAAAGTATAAAACAATGTCTATGCAAGATATATGGGATTTACCTGTCAACAATATTGCGTCAGACGATTGTGTTTTGTTTATGTGGGTTACTTACCCAAAACTAATTGATTGTATAACAACCATTCAAAAATGGGGTTTTGAATATAAAACGTGTGGCTTTAGTTGGGTGAAGAAAAATAAAATCTCAGATAGTTGGTTTTGGGGTATGGGATATTGGACCAGAGCTAACAATGAAATCTGCCTTCTTGCTACCAAAGGTAAACCAAAACGAGTTTCAATGGGCGTTCATCAGATCGTGGATGATAGGATCAGAAAACACTCACAAAAACCTGACTGTGTAAGGGATCGTATTGTAGATCTTTGTGGAGATAAGCCACGAATAGAATTGTTTGCTCGTAATACTACACCTGGTTGGGATGTATGGGGTAACGAAGTATGATAGTTGAGCTGGAGTGGTACGAATATAAAATGGCAGCTCAAGTCGGACTAGATCGTAAGGTGCAATCAATTTTAAATGGGCATAAGGATCGATATGGTAGCGTCTGGACACCCATATCAGATGTTGGCTGGTCAGTGGTATCGGCAGTGGCAGAATGTGCTGTAGCTAAAGCTCTCGGCATGTATTGGGATGGTTCAATCAACACGTTTAGTCGACCTGATCTTGGTGACTATGAGATTAAAGCACAGCTGCATCATACGATTGATCCAAACAAACATAGCAACTTCTTAGTGATTAAACCTAACAGTCCAGATCACTTAGTGCATATATTAGTCTTGGTACATTCTAACACTAAGTATGAGGTGGTTGGGTTTCGTAGAGCTAGTGATGCTAAGTTTGAACGCTATGCAGCTCAGGTAGGTAATCGACCAATGTTTTATCGAGTGCCAGCTGATGAACTCGACAACATATCATTACTACAATGAATCCATTAGATCGGTTTATTCGTGAGGACATCACCCCCCAGGCTAAGATAGTTTATATTTATCTAGAGAGTTTGTACTATCGATACGGTAAGTGCTTGCCACGCCAAGCTACCATTGCGTCAGATTTGCACATCTCTAGGCGTACTGTTATCCGATGTATAAAAGAGCTAAGGGATAAGGAATTTATTGTATCTAAACGATTAGCGTCAACGTGTCGTTACTTCCAGTCAATGATGTGACAAAAAGTGTATATATTAATAAACAATATATATCTAAACTAGATATATCTAGAAAAGATATATCTAGACATGATTTACGAGGGGGTAAGGTAAAATCTCTCATCCAATCCACTGCTAAACATAGCAATGTGCATTACAGGTCTGCTGTGAAGCAGACCGCTGCTAAGAAAGCACGAGTGCCTAAAGCTCAGAAGGACAAGCTCTACAACTTTTTAAAAAACCTATCATCTGATCGTAAGAAACAGTTTTGGGATGATGTAATGAAAGGAGATAAGAAATGGCTCAAACAGTTTCCACAACTTGGTTAGTTGATGCCTTCGAAGAAGCAATAGCTACGGATCGTAAACTCCCAGCTGCATATAAGAAAGGTTACAATGGTATGAAGTTCGACATCAAGCACGATGTCACTGAACACAATGCTTGGGATAAGCAACCAACACGCAGTGCTGCATCGTCAAAAGAAATAGCACGGTATGATTTCTTGCTCTATCACATCACACCATTGCTTGATACTACAGAACGTAAACTAGTTTGGTCTAGAGGTATGGGTATGCCATATGTACACATTGGAAAGAAACTTGGCATGCATCGACACAAGGTTAAAGAAATGTACTTAGAAGTTCTAATTTATATTAAGTATTTGGTAGCTTATGACAAATATTTGTTAGACAAGTATGACAAAATCAAATAGTTATTTAACTATCATTTGCAAATCATTGTATGTGATATTCCTTTCTTTGTTAAGATAGCCCATCATGGTAGGTAGACCACTTCATAAAAAAGAGTGTGGAGCTTATGCTCGTTCCACTCGATTACCTTGTAAAGCTAAAGCACTTGCTAATGGTAAGTGTAAGTTACATGGTGGGTTATCGACAGGACCAAAGACACCTGAAGGCAAACTAAAAGCATTAATGAATTTAAAACATGTCAAAGACAAACTTAAAACAGAAGATCCCAACCATTCTAGAGAAGCTGCAACAGGGCATTCCACTATCCAAGATATGTAGTGATAAGGACTATCCAGCAGTCACAACTGTGTATTCCTGGATGAAGGATGACGATGATATTCGTAAAGAGATAGCTGATGCTAGACAACTTGGAGCATGGACTTACCTCGATAGTATGATGGAATTACTGCAACAAGAGTGTGAACCACAAGCAGTACAATGGAACAGAGAACGTCTACATCATGCACGTTGGATGAGTAGTAAACTATTAGCTGGTACATTCGGTGATAAGATACAAGCAGATGTTAAGGCTGATACCAAGATGACTATTGCTTGGAGTAGTGAGGTAATACCAGAGATCAAGTGAGATGTCCCGTGTCAACAACAGAGCTGTATGATTACGCACACACGTCATGGAGTTCGATGACATGAGGTACTACCCCAGGTTCTTTTTGTAAATTATTGGCAGTATTCCTAGCAGTTACTAAGGACTGCCTATCTTTATATTATAAAAAGCCCTACAGAATCCGTAAGGTACGGTAAGGTTTTTTTGAGATTGCCGACCCCCGACACCCCGAAAAGCGGTGTGCGGTATTATATATATATATCATAGGAAATTAATAGAACCACGCATGGATGAAGATTTAAAAGATCTGCTAGCAATGATCGTTTACGATGAAACTAGCAAAAGTTTAATAATTAGCGTTACAGGCTTTCGTAATAATATGCACGGCAAAGATGTGTCTGATTGGATTTGCAACAACTTAAATATTGATCTGCTAGATATAGATGGCAAACAACCAACGGTGCATTAATGCAAATAACTATTCCGTATAGTCCACGACCATTACAACAAGACATACATACACAACTAAGTAAACATAGATGGGCTGTACTCAGCATTCACAGGCGTGCTGGTAAATCCGTATTGTGCATCAATGAACTAATTAAAAGAGCGTTAACTAACGACAAATGGAATCCACGGTACGCATACATCGGGCCAACTTATAAACAAACTAAGTCAATTATTTTTGACTACTTAAAATTCTATGCTGGTGTCATACCTGGATCAAAGTTTAATGAACAAGAACTTAGTTGCACTCTGCCTAACGGAGCAAAGATCTCCCTCTTAGGTTCTGAAAATCCTGATAGCCTTCGTGGTAATTACTACGATGGTATTATCTGTGACGAATATGCTCAGATCAATCCACGATTGTTTCCTGAGATTATTCGACCAGCTCTGTCAGATCGTAAAGGCTTTTGTTATTTTGTGGGTACACCACAAGGCATGAGTAATGATTTTTATAATAAGTACCAACACGGTCTGAAAGATAAGACTTGGTACACCAAGATTGCTAAAGCATCGGAAACAGGCATTGTTGACCAAGAAGAATTAGATGCAGCTTTAGAACTCATGGGTAAAAATAAATTTAGGCAAGAATTTGAATGTGATTGGATTGCTGCAATCGAAGGATCTATATTTGGAGATATTATAGAAAAGATAGAAAACCGAGGTCAAGTTGGTCGAGTACCATATGATCCGACTTATCCTGTTAGTACGGCATGGGATATAGGGATCTCTGATAAAACCGTTATCTTGTTTTTTCAGCAAGTAGGTCGAGCTATCCAGATCATAGATTATTATGAAAACAGTAATGAGGGTCTACCCCATTACATTAATGTAATTAATAGTAAGGATTACGTTTACAAAAACCATTATGGACCACACGATCTAGAACAACGTGAGTTTACTAATGGTAAGTCCAGGCGTGAAATAGCCTACGAGTTAGGTTTACGTTTTAAGATTGTACCTAAACTAAGTATAGAGGATGGTATTCATTATACGCAACTCTTGCTAAACCGTTGCTGGCTAGACGTTGATACTTGCAAGAAACTTATAGATGCTTTGCGGAACTATCACCGTAAGTTTAACGACACCTTACAAGTTTTTAATATGAAACCAGTCCACGACTGGAGCAGTCACGCATGTGACAGCCTACGCTGTTTAGCTGTTGGCTTAGAAGAATTACGAGATGATAAAGAAATTACGCAGCGTATAGCTGACAATAACTACAACCCATTAGGAATAACCCATGAGCAAACTTTTTAAACCAAAGATAAATATGCCACCACCACCACCTGTACAAGAAAAGGTGGCGTATGCACCACCATCTACTACTGACATAGAAACAGCACTAGAAACAGAAACAACTTCAGCAACTGAACCTGATACTATAACTGAACAAGAACAAGCTCAGGCAATCGTTAATAAAAAAAAGAAGAAAAACAACACAATATTAACAGGACCACAAGGTTTAACGACAGAAGCTGAAACTTATCAACCAACTTTACTAGGATAATATTATGGGAAAAATGATCGGCAAAGCCTTAAAAAAGGCTGCCAGTATAAAAGCAATAAAAAAAATTGCAGATAAAAAAAAGCTACCAATACAACAAGTGGCTAATGAAACATTAAAAAACAAAAATGCAGCAAACAACCAAAT